AGGGCGAGCTTGACCTAGTGGTGAGCCAAGCGAAAGAACAGGTGGCAAATCCGCAGCCTGATCCCGCGTTGGAAGCGCAGCAACAGCAAGCGCAAGCCATGCAGCAGATGGAAATGCAAAAGGCGCAGATGGCCGCACAGGCAGAGCAGGCGAAGCAACAAACGCAGTTACAGGTCGAGCAACTCAAAGCGCAGAACGACTCGCAACTTGAGCAGATGCGTCAGCAGTTCGAGGCCCAGATCGAGCAGCAAAAGCTCGCCGCGCAGCAGCAGATCGAGAAATACAAAGCCGACCTCGATGCCGCAACGGCGGTTATGGTCGCTCGCATACGCGCCAACCCAGGGCTCGATATCCCTGCACTCGAGGCGCAACAAGCGGTGTCCGAAAAGGTTATGGCCGATATGGGCGCCGATGTGCGGGCGCAACTCGATCGCATCGCGCAGCTGTACGAGCAGATGGCGAACTCGAACAACGAGAATATGTCGGGCGTTCGCGCAGCGCTCACGACGCTCACCGCTCCGAAACGGATCATTCGCGGGCCCGATGGCCGAGCGGTGGGCGTGGAGGCAATGCAGCAATCTTTTGCCGAGTTTGAACCTGGCATGAGGCCGCAGTGATGGTAATGACAACCAAAGGCGAGATGGATGAGGCGCTACTCGAGAAACGCCAGGGCGCGATTGAGAACGATCACGAATTTACGCAATGGGTCGAATACTGGCATGAGGGCGAGCTAGTGCATCGATCGGTGCACGTTCAGTTAAAGCAAGCGCCCGCTCTCTTTCCCGAACTGGAGAAAATCTGATGGCGAATTCCCAAGCAATGTGCACATCGTTCAAGGTCGAGATCCTGGGCGGCGTCCACGCAATCGGCACCCCTCCCACCCGCGGCACGACCGCCAAGGATACGTTCAAAGCCGCCCTTTTCGAGGACACGGCAAGCCTCGGTGCAGCCACGACGGCCTACAGTGCCTCGGGCGAAGTGTCGGGCGCAGGCTACTCGGCGGGCGGCATCACGGTGTCAAACGCTACCGATCCCGCCTCAAGCGGCACGACGGCCTACTGGACGCCCTCGGCCTCGCTGACTTATAGCAACGTCACGCTGACCACCCCGTTTGATGCGGTGTTGATCTACAACAGCAGCCAATCGGATAAGGCCGTGGCCGTCTACACCTTTGGCAGCCAAACGGTAACGAGCGGCACGTTCATTCTCACGATGCCAACCAACGACGCCACCACTGGCCTTTTACGCATCGCGTGATGAATGGCACAGGGGCCGTGGGATACAGGCACTTGGGATGACGCAGAATGGGACAGTCTCCCGATCACGACGGTTGTCGGCACAGGCGGTGTCGGCAACCTCGGCGTCGAGCAGTCCCAAACGGTCTCAGGTGAAAGCGCAACCGGCGAAGTCGGAGACGCCACCGGCAGCACGACCGTCGGCGGCTCGGGCGTCAGCGCAAGCGGTGAGACGGGCAGCCTGGGACAAAGCGCTGAAGCGGGCCTTACAGGTGTCAGCGCGACCGGCGAAACCGGCGACCCCCTGGATAGCGTCACCGTCGCACTTACGGGTGTGGTGGGCTCAGGCCTGGTTGGAGACGAAGGCGATTCTATCGAGGTTGACCTCGGCGGCACGGCTGGAACGGGTGAGCTCGGGAGTTTCGACAGCAGCGCCAGCGCAGCCATTACCGGCGTCGACGCCACGACCGCGCTCGGCACCCTCACTCCGACTATCCAACCGCCGAGTATCCTCGTCGACACGCACGACGGCGGCGATGACAAACGACGCAAAAAGCTCTGGGAAGAAGAGCAGCGCAAAAAAGCGCGGCGACGGGAAGAGTTAATCGCAGCGTATGAGGATCTCTTTGAGGCAAAACCCGCGCTGGCCGAATCCATTGTTGGCCCATACATTAAACCCAAGTCACGGACAGCCATTCCCGAAGTGGACTGGGAAGGTTTGCTGCAGAACCTCGATCGCGTCGAGGCTTTGTACCGCGAGCATAGAGAAATGGACGATGAGGATGTATTGTTACTGATATGAAACGCACCTACGTTTATCTCGACGGCGAATTTGTGGAAAAGAAGCGCGACGAAAAGGGGCGCTTGCATTACGTCATGCCCGACATCCAGCCTTACAAAAGCATGATTGACGGTCGCATGATTACCTCGCGCTCAGAGCACCGAGCGCATTTGAAAGCGAACAACTGCATTGAGGTTGGGAACGAAGATCCGACCAGGCACGTTAAACGCGAAACGCCGAAAAACTCTCGGGTTGACGTATTACGGCATCAGTTAGCAAACCTGACTCACGCGCAGGCCAACAAGATCCTGGCGCGATTACGCGACGAAGTTCGATTTACTCACGATCCCCACAGGAGACGGTAACGATGGATATGGAAAATCAGGTTGAAACCCCAGACCAAGGGGAAGAGCAACCGCTTGATCGAAAAGAGCTTCTCGCACAGCAGTTTGATGCCGTGGAAGCAGGCGAAGAGCCCGCTCCGCAACCCACAAACCGAGATCGCGCTGGTCGATTTACCAAGGCGCAAGAGGCACCTCCCGAGGAGCCCGTCGAACAACCTGCCTGGTCAAAGCCGCCCGCATCGTGGAAAAAGGAATATCACGAATACTGGCACAAGGCCGACCCTAAACTGCGCGAATACGCCTGGCAGCGCGAAGAGCAGATGAAAAAAGGCGTTGAGCCGCTCCTTTCCAAGGCTCAGTTTGCCGATGCCATGAACGAAGCGCTTGAGCCGTATATGGCGACGATCCGCGGGCTCGGAATGACGCCCGATAAGGCCGTTGCCGCGCTCGCTCAAGCCGACCATACGCTCAGAACGTCGGCGCCAGAGCAAAAAATGCAGTATTTCCTGCAGCTGGCGCAGAGCTACGGCATCAACCTCGGCCAATTAGGCCAGGGCGGGCAGGCCGCGATGCCGCAAGCGCCAGGCGCTGTCGATCCGATGGTGTATCAGCTGCAAAACGAACTCAACGCCATGCGTGGCGAGGTAATGGGCTGGAAACAGCAGCAGGAAATGCAGCAGAACCAGCAATTACTTAACGAAATTAACGATTTCTCGCTGAAGGCCGAGCATTTTGAAGACGCTCGACCGACCATGATCCAGCTTCTACAGAGCGGGGTTGCGGAAACGCTAGAAGATGCGTATGAAAAAGCGATAAGATTAGATTCAGAGCTGTTTGAGCGGGTGCAATCGGCCTCACAGGCGCAGGTTGCAGCTAAACAGGCAGCGCAGAAAGATCGAGCAGCGAAATCTGCTCGAGCAGCCGCGGTTAGCGTCAGAGGTTCCACACCAGGAACCAACACGGCTTCCAAAGCGCAAAGTCGCCGCTCTCTGCTTGAGGAGGCCTTCTCCGATTTAGAGCAGCGGTTATAAATAACTGGTATAGGAGTTAAATCATGGCATTTGCCAACTCAAGTATCAGCGACATCATTGCGACTAACATCCAAAGCCGTACTGGTGAACTCGCTGATAACGTGACCAACAACAACGCTTTGCTGCGTCGGTTGAAGGATCGCGGAAACATTAAGACGTTTTCTGGCGGTAACGTCATCCTCCAGGAAATCATGTACAACGATGACACCACCAACAACACGAATAGCTATTCGGGTTATGAGGTGCTCAACGTCTCGCAGAACAGCCCCATCTCGGCGGCTCAGTTCTCGATCAAGCAGTACGCAGCTGCCGTGTCCATCTCGGGCCTTGAGATGATTCAGAACAGCGGCAAAGAAGCGATCATCGACCTGCTTGACGGACGTATGGAAGTGGCCGAAGCGCAGTTAGCGAACCGCATCAGCGGCGACCTCTACGGCGACGGCACCGGCAACGCTGGCAAGAACCTCGACGGTCTTGCGATTGCAGTGCCGGACAGCCCTGCCTCGGGCACCTACGGCGGTATCAACCGCGCTGTGTGGCAGTTCTGGCGCTCGGTGGCCTATTCTGGCGTCACCGATGGCGGCGCTGCCGTGTCGGCCTCCAACATTCAGCAATACATGGACGCGCTCGCTGTCCAGCTGATTCGCGGCACCGACAAGCCCGATCTAATCGTTGCGGATAACAACTATTACCGCCTCTATCTGCAGTCCCTGCAGAGCATCCAGCGCATCACCGATCAAGGATCGGGTATGGCGGGTGCAGGCTTTGCCTCGCTGAAGTATTACGGCGCCGGCATGGCCTCGGATGTGGTGCTCGATGGTGGTGTGGGCTCCAGCAGCTACAACAGCGGCTCGGGCAACGCCAACCATATGTGGTTCCTCAACACCAAATACCTGATGTTCCGTCCCCACAAAGATCGCAACTTCGTTCCGATCGGTGGCGAGCGTCAGGCCGTTAACCAGGATGCGATCGTCAAATTGATCGGCTTTGCCGGCAACTTGACCTCGAGCGGCCCGCAGTTCTGCGGCGTCCTGATCGCTTAAGGAGATACGAAAATGGCTAACATTGTTAACGGTTTTGCGTATCCCGCCTTGGGTTACACCCAATCAAGCCCGTCGATTGCGGTCGGCACGGTGGTGACC